TGACTCGGCTGCGGGGTATACATCGGAGAATTTTTCAAAATCTCGCATGAAGGGAGGGGGTGGAAAATGTCAAGACAGACACCAAAAACTGAAATCAAACAAGATTTACTTGACCAATTAGAGAGAAATGGCACTATAGGGAAATATTATATCGATCTTGTTGACGATTATATGGCATTGTGGGATACAAAAAAGAAGTTAATCGCAGATATAAAAGAAAGAGGGGTAACCGTAAAATACCAAAACAGTGAAACACAGTGGGGATATAAGAAAAACGATAGTGTGGATCAACTGGTAAAAGTAAATCAGCAAATGCTAAAACTACTTGATGCGCTCGGAATCAAGCCATCCCAGGACGGTGATCCGGATGACGGCGACATGGAAATGTAGGAGGCGAGACTACCACCCATACATCGACCAGTATATGGATGACTGCCGCAGCGGTAAAAACATCGTTGGTAAAGACATTCTTTTGGCGATGGATTATATCGAGGAAAAACTTGATGATCCGGACGTATTTATCGACATTGAGAAAATAGACAAGGCCGTTGAACTCATGGAACGGTACTTTGAAATAAAACTGTTTGACTGGGAACTGTTCGTGACGGCCCTGATTCATTGCTTTTATAAGTCCGATGATACCGTGGTGTTTTCGACCATCTTCATAGTGATGGGCCGGGGTAACGGCAAGAACGGATTTATATCTCCGGTGGCGTGGTATCTGACAACGCACTATCACGGCATAAAAGGGTATAATGTGGACATCGTTGCCAATGCACAGGATCAGGCAAAGACGTCTTTTGGAGATATTTACGATGTTCTTGAAAGAACCTGGACAAAGTCAAAGAAGTTTTTTTATAAGACTAAAGAGATTATTATAAATCTCATTACGAAGTCTTATATAAAGTTCAACACGTCCAATGCCAAGACAAAGGACAGCAAGCGTACCGGGTGTTTGATATTTGATGAAGTCCACGCATACGAGGACTATGAACAAATAAAGGTTTTCACCAGTGGCTTTGGAAAGCGAAAACATTCCAGAGCTTTTTATATTACCACACAAGGCAACGTTCGCGAAGGTGTCCTTGATGATATGCTGGCCATCGCAGGGGACATATTGAACGGAACCATTAAGAACCTTCGCTGGTTACCGCTGATATACCGGATCGATAAAGAGGAAGAAGCTTTAAATCCACAGATGTGGCACAAGGCAAACCCATCTCTAAAGTATCTGGATGTACTCAAGCTAGAGATGGAGCAGCATTTCATCGAAATGAAATACACCCCGGCCAAAGAAGAAGAATTTTACACCAAGCGCATGAACTGGCCCAAAGGTAACCGGGAACTGCAGGTGACAGATTGGGAGAACATAGCAGCGACCAATAAGCCGTTGCCAGATCTGACAGGATGGAGCTGTACGGTCGGTATCGACTATACTAAGATGCGTGACTGGGCAGCTGTGAATTTCCATTTCAAGAAAGGTGATCAGCGATATGACTTCGGTCGGTATTGGGTATGCACACAGAACCCAGAACTCGAAAGAGTCAAGGCTCCATGGCGTGATTGGCCGGAATGCGTACCTGTAGATGCTGTGGAAATTGCTCCTGAGTTGTTGACAGAATATATACTCGAAGAAGGACAGAAATACAACATCAAGGCTGTAGCGGTTGACAACTTCCGCTATGCGCTAATGAGAGACGCTCTTGAAAAAATAGGCTTTGATCCGAAGGAGCGGAAGAATCTGTACCTTGTCCGGCCATCAGATATTATGAAAGTTCAACCGGTCATCGACAGCTGCTTTAATAAGCAGCTTTTTACATGGGGAGATAATGCTCCGCTCCGCTGGGCGACCAATAATACAAAGTTGGTCCGGTCCGGCAAAAAGGAAGGAACCGACACCGGTAACTATTACTATGCAAAGATTGAGGGTAAAAGCCGAAAGACTGACCCGTTCATGGCGCTTGTCGCCAGCATGGTGGTTGAGGATCGGCTCGATGACGGACAGAGTACATATGATGACCTGCCGGTAATCATATAATGAAAGAAGGTGATAAATTGGGTTTAATAAGTTGGCTGTCAGAGAAAATAAGCGGGAAGGCGGTGCCCGTAAACTTTAACGAAAAAGAGTATTTTGACGAATATGCTTCACTTGTATTTGATATCTATGTCCGCGAAATGGCATTTTGGAGCGCTGTAAATATTGTCGCTAACGCCGTGAGTAAATGCGAGTTTAAAACATACTTAAATGGCAAGGAAGGCAAAGGGAAGGAGTATTATTTATGGAACGTTGAGCCGAACAAGAATCAAAACTCCAGCGCATTTCTTCACAAGCTGATTGCCAAGCTATATAGAGACAATGAATGCCTTGTAATCGAGCAGAACGGCCAGTTGCTTGTCGCTGACAATTTCATCCGAAAGCCTTATGCATTATATGATGACGTATTCACTCAGGTGCAGGTGGAGGATTTTACATTTGATCGGTCGTTTACACAATCGGAAGTGCTGTATTACAAGCTCAATGAAGAAAACATCCGCAAACTGATCAATGGCTTGTATGAAAGTTACTCCAAACTGATCGCTTACAGCATGAAGGCATATCAGCGTTCAAGGGGAACAAAGGGCATATTTAAGTATGACACCTTGCCGGTAGCTGGAACAGATGAAAGAAAAGCATTTGACGCGCTCATCAACGAAAAAATAAAAAAGTGGATGGAAGGCGATAATGCTGCATTACCTCTGGGACGTGGTCAGGAATGGAAGGAACTGCAGCACAAGACATACACTAACGAAAGCACAAGAGACATCAGGGCACAGATTGACGACATTTTTGATTTTACCGCCAGAGCCTTCGGCATTCCTCCGGCACTGCTTCGTGGAGATGTGCAGGATACATCAAAAGCTATCGAGCAACTACTAACCTTCTGTGTGGATCCTTTGGTGGACATGCTCCAGGAAGAGATCAACCGCAAGCGCAATGGATATACCGGATTCAGTCAGGGAACATACTTGAAGATTGATACGAAGAGTATCAAGCATGTTGATTTGCTAAGCGTTGCGACGGCCATTGACAAGCTCATTGGCAGTGGTGCCTTCTGCATTAATGACATACGCAAAGCCGTGGGAGATGAGCCGATTGACGAGCCATGGGCAAATCAGCACTTCATAACCAAGAATTATGAGACAGTAGAAAACGCTTTAAAGGCGCTGGAGGGAGGTGAGAACGGTGAAGAATAAATACTATGCACTGGAAACCAACGGAAAGGAGGCTGATATATACATATTTGGCGATATCACATCATGGGAATGGTATGAAAATGATGTATCCAGCTATACTTTGTCGAAGGAGCTTCAGGCGCTGGACCCGGATATTGAACTGATAAATGTCCACATCAACTCCTATGGCGGCGAAGTGGCAGAAGGCCTTGCGATTTATAACCTACTCCGGAACCATAAAGCGAAAGTCAGGACTTATTGTGCCGGATTTGCCTGCAGCATAGCATCTGTTATTTTTATGGCCGGGGATGAGCGTATTATGAATGCGGCGTCTCTGTTGATGGTCCATAACGCATGGATGTACACAGCAGGAAATGCAGACCAGCTGCGCAAAGATGCTGATGATCTCGACAAGATTACCCAGGCATCCATCAATGCGTATATGCAAAATGTCAACATCACAGAGGACAAGCTCAAAGAATTGCTCGATGCCGAGACTTGGATTCTTCCAAGCGAAGCTCTTGAGATGGGATTTGCAACATCTATAGTTGGGGAGACAACAACACAAAAAGCAGCTGCAAGCGCCAGAAAGGTGCTTTTTAGTTTGGTAAAAAATGCAAGGTCAATCGCAAATCCTGAGCCAGCTACAGGACCCAACCAGACAGCAGAGCCGACACCCCAGCAGGCACCTGAGCCGGAGCCAGAGCCGGCTCCACAGCAAAACAAAATATTTAATTTCATGGCGGCATTGTTCCGCTAATTTTTATGAAAAGGAGAGGAGAAATCTATGAAAAATCTTGATGTACTTCAGCAGAAGAAAGCTGAAATCCAGAACAAGATGGCAGAAGCCATCAAGAATGATGACACAGAAGCTTTTGCGCAGGCTTTCGATGAGTTTACGAATTTACTCCAGGAAGCTGTGCTGGCAGAAGCAAAGGGCCTTGTTCAGGCATCTGACAACCAGATTCTCGCCGGTCGCGGCGTGAGAGTGCTTACTTCGGAAGAAAGGCAGTATTACGAGAAAGTAATCGAGGCAATGAAGTCAAACAACCCCAAGCAGGCGCTGAGCGGCTTTGGTGATGTATTGCCCAAAACTGTTATCGACGCAGTTTTTGAAGACATAACAGAGAATCATCCCCTGCTTGATGCAATTAACTTCCAGAACGCAGAAGCTTTGACCGAGTATCTGTACTCCAGCATGAACGGGCGCTTTAAGGCGATTTGGGGCAAGCTGTGTAGCACAATCACCAAGGATCTGAGCGCGCAGTTCCACAAGCTGAGCTTCGGACAAAATAAACTGTCCGCATTCGTACCGGTCTGCAAGGCGATGCTCGACCTGGGTCCGGAATGGCTCGACAGGTATGTAAGGACAATCCTGTATGAGGCAATCGCAAACGGCCTTGAGGATGGTATCATCAATGGCCGTGGCGTTGCTGAGGGTGCAGCTGATCCTAACAACTACATCTACGAGCCTATAGGCATGATCAGAGATCTGACAAACTTCAACGTAGCTACTGGTTACGCGGCAAAAGCAGCAATCCCGGTAAGTGATTTCTCACCTGAAAACTATGGCGGTCTGATATCGCAGTTGGCTGTTGGTCCGAATGGATTGAACAGGGTAATAACTGAGGTGCTGCTTATAGTCAATCCTGTGGATTATCTGACAAAGATATTCCCGGCTACAACTTACCAGACGCCTCAGGGTGGATTTGTCAAAGACATCTTCCCGTTCCCGACAAAGGTCGTCCAGAGCGCTTATGTCACTCAGGGCAAGGCGATCCTCGGAATCGCTAAGCGCTATCTCGCAGTGCTGGGAACTGGCAAGGATGGCAGGATCGAATACTCCGATGAGTACAAATTCCTTGAGGATGAGAGGTACTACCTGATTAAGCTTTATGGCACAGGCAGACCGCTTGACAACACCAGCTTCCTGTATCTCGATATATCCAACATCAAGGCAGTCGTTCCGATCGTGCGCGTTGCTGACTATGTTGATGCTCGCTTGTCTGCAATCTCTCTGAAAGATGAGAAGAACGCCGCAGTCAACATAGGTGTATTCAATGAGAACGTCCACGCTTACTATGCATCCATCGCTGATGCTTCTGTCGCTGGCGACAACGACACAGCATCCCTGACCGTGACCGCTAAAGACCCGAACGCAACCATCGTGGTGAAGAACGGCTCAACCATTGTGAGTGAATCTGCTGGTGCATACAGCCTGACCCTCGTTGCCGGTGCAAACGTAATCACCATCACCTCCACGGTTGACTCTGTCGAGCAGGAAGCTTACGTACTCGTTATCACCTACAGGCCGATTACCTAAGGTGGTGCAATATGAGAGTAAAAGTTGTAAGACCCTTTAAGGACAAACACACAAAGGTGATATGCAACCCTGGACAGGACATTGAAGTAACCCAGGAGCGGTACGAGGAATTAACCTCGGCCGCTTCTGGCCCTTTTGTTCAGGCAATCGGTGAGCCAGAAGAACCGACAAAGCCTGCAACAAAGAAATCAACAACAAAGAAAAACAAGAAGTAGGTGATATCATGTCGGCACTGCCGGAAGGACTGCTGACGGCAGT